TCATAGCCCTGCCTTTCCGGCCATGTAGCGATACACCAGCGTGTGCTCTGCATCGGTAAGGATGCGGTCGTAAAACGCCGCGCCATAAATGCGCACGTTGCCGTAGCGCACGGTTGAGCCGTTCTCAAAATGCAGAAGGTTTCGGAACTCTTGTGGCTCTTCCAGCTCTGCAGAGAGCACGTAGGGGGTGCGGGACAAAAGATCACGGCCCGGCGCAACGGGGTTTCTTTCCTTGCTTGTCCAAGGGCCATCGTTCTGCTTCCAGCGGCCCGTTTTCATGGTCCCGCCATCCAGAGACAAGGTCGTGGCATCGGCGATATGAACGTAATGGGTACCACCCCCCGCGACCGCCCCGACCAATGCCACCACAGCTGCCTGCACAACGGCATGCGAGAGCACCATGATCAGAGTTTGGTATTGAACCGGCTCGGCAAGCTGCAGGACGTCATCCACCCCATCCCCGGCGATCCAGCGATGGCTGCCACTGGCGCCGTAAGTGGGCCGTGCGGCAGCCGTGGTCTGCATCAGAACCTGTCCGACCACCTCGCGCAGGCGGAAGTTGCGGATCGTATATTTGCCGCCATTGCTGTCGATCCACACCGGACGGTCAGACGGGCCCACGACACGGATATAGCCGTCATAGCGGCCCGATGTGCCAAACGCCCCCACAGCAAAGCTCTCATTGCCCTGGTCCGACTGCCCGCGACGATAGACCAGAATCCGGCTGGGGGAGTCTGCCTCCAGCGTGTAATCGAAAGACACCCGGATGAGCTTGCCGATAAAATACGATGCCGAATGACCGGTATTCAGGTAGAACGCCGAAAAGCCGCTGTCATTGTCTCTGGTATAGGAGCCGTCGCCATTGTCGGTCCAAACCAGGTCCGGGAAGGTCAAGGCTCCGGACAGCTCGGGCTCTCTGCGGTTTCCGGGCAGGGCCATGCCAATCGGCGCGCCGTTGCTGCTGACCGCATCTCCGCCAAAACTGCTTTGAAACAGCGTGGTCTGATCGAAGGCGTCATACCACGCCACAAGCCCGGGCACGCTGGCGGGGGTGATACCGCGCGCAGCTCTCCCGCGCCCCGGCGCGAGTGACAGGCCAAAAGCCAGCATCAATACCACCCGACAATATTGGTCGCGGTCGTGCCGGTGGCCATCACGCGCAGGGCCCGGAACACCAGCACCTCGCCCGCCATCACGGTATAGCTGATCTCGGTCTGCAGCGGGTCGCGCAGCACGAGCGTGCCGCCTTCGCCGACGCGGATGGCACGGGGTCGGATCGGCAGATCTTCGGTGTCGCTGGGGGTGATCGCAAAATGATGCGCCGCCGGGCTGTCGAGGCGCGTGATCTGCACCTGGAAAGGGTCGGACATGGCTGTCTCCTTGGGTTGGTTTTTTGTCTGATCGGCGGCTCAGCCGACCCGCCAGTTCACGCCGTCAAAAAAGATCGGCACGAAGTTGGACCCGCCGCCTTCGGCGACGCTGCCGAAGCTGCTGGCGGTGGCATCTGTGGCGAAGGCTTTCTGCCCGGCGGGAACGGAGAGCTCTTTGAGCGCCGCGACCGGCTCCACCAGATCAGCGGGGCTGTGATAGGTGATCACCGGGCTGGATCCAGCCACCCATTCATAGGTGATGCGGCGCCCGCGCACCGTGCCGTCGATCAGGATTGTGGTGCCCGGGACGCGGTGGATCGTCATGCCCACATCCGCCTCCACCAGCCGGGAGATTTGGCCATCCCAGTCCAGCCCGGTGATTGTGAGATTGCCCACATTCACCACCGTCTCACTGTTCTCCGCCACCGCCAGGATCAGCGGGCGATTGTCCTCCGCCCCCACCGCCACCAGATCGGCGATCAGGATATCGGTCACGGCCTCATTGGGCGGGCTGGTGTAATCGGGGTCCCCCGGCGGGGTGCAAAGCGCGATATAGCAGCGGCGCGGCTTTTCCAGATAGGCGGTCCGGATCACCCCGTTCCAGCTGTTCTTGAGATGCAGGGAATCGTACCCCGCAGGTTCCGAGAAGCGCGGGTTGAGCCGCATCGAGATGTCCGACAGCGCCCAGTTGCGGCAATTCTCCAGCCGGAACCCGTCCTCATTGGTGCCCGGCGCATTGCCGATGGAGGTGGGCCCGCCATGCAGATCTGTGCCGCGCAGCCCGTCATGGCCGCGCCATTTCATGAAGCATTGGCCGGAGCCGCGCGCGTGGATATGCGCAAAGCTCATGCCCCGGGTGCCATCCACCACCGCCGAATAGATAAAATGCTCGCCCGAGCCCATGCCGTCGAACATCTGATAGACATGGCGCACCACCGCATAAGGCGCGCCGCCGGTGACCACATTGTGCCCGGGCTCCGGAGCGGCCAGCGGATGGGTGGAATAGACATAGACGCCCTCGATCAGCCCGCGCTCAAACCCCTCATTGTCCAGGCTGACAAAGGACAGCATGTCATGCACCCGGCAGTTGCGGATCACGCAATCGCGATAGCCGCTGCCGCGATAGCCGGTGATGGCCTTCTGATGGCCGTGGAACTCGCAATTCTCCACCGTGATCTGCGGCCCGCGCAGGCTGATCACCCCATCGCGGATATCGGTCACCGCCCCGGCCGGGAAAGGCGCATCGGCGGTGATGGTCCAATTGCTGAGCCGCGCCCCCGCTTCGGCAATCACCCCGCGCTGGAACCAGCAGGGAAGCCCGCCCAGACTGCCAATATGCCAGGACAGGTCCGCCACGGTGACGCCCTCCTGCACCCGGAACACCGCGCCTTCATTGTCCAGCGTATAATCCTGCTGGAAGCGCAGCCCCTCGAGCCGGGCAATTGTGCCCGCCGGAAACACCACATTGGCCGTGCGCGTCGCGGCCCGGACCACCGATCCCGGCTTTGCCCGCAGCGCCCCGCCCCGCGCGGCATAGCGGATAAAGGCGGCCTCGCCGTCGCTTTGCCCCTCCAGCGGCACGCCGTAATCCTCAGGATAAGCCTCGCGCACCGACTCCGGCAGATAGTCGCTGCCATAGCTCACCGCGATCCTGCCGCCGCGCGCGGCATTCTCGGCATCGATGGCGGCGCGCAGGTGGCCCGGGACACGGCAGCCATTAAGCCCGAGGATGGCAAGGCTTGCGGGCATTTCCGCCGCATGAAGCCCGTCAAAGCGCACCGCCGGGCAATTGATCACCCGCAGCGCGGTCAGGCTGGCGGGCAGCTGCTGCCAGTCACAGGACCAGTCCAGATCTGTATGGCCCTGGACAAAGAGATAGCGCAGCGGAAACGCAGGCGAGAGCCGCAGCGCCTTCAGCGCGCCCTGCCCGGCGGGCATGGTGATCTCGATCCCCGGACGCTCGCCCGAGGCGATGTCATCGCCCACCGATTTCGCGGGATACCAGAGCGTGACAAAAGACGGCGCGGCGCTGTCGATCACATGCCGCGCCAGTACCGGCTCGCCCGCTGTCGGGGTTTCGGTAAAAACCCCGTCCTGTTCAAAAAGCACCGGCAGGCCCGCGCGAATGGTGCCAACGCTCACGGTATTGGGGCTGTCCCCGGTGGGTCCAAAGCTCAGGACGCAGGCGCGCAGATAGAGCTCCTCTTTCCAGATCATGCCGCCGGTGGCATCGGCGGCAATCCAGCGCTCCGCCGAGGTGACGCCGATGCTCTCCCCGGTGATCACCCGCCCGATGCGGTGGCCCAATTCCACCAGCGAGGGCCCGTCAAAATGCACATTGCTGCCATCGGGCCCGGGGCGCAGACCGGCAGCGGAGACCAGAGAGACACCGCTATATCTGCCGCTCGCAATCGTGCGCCGCCAGCCCTCATTGGCTTTCCACGCTGCCCCGCCATCGGCCTGCGGCAGCGCTTCCACGGCAATGATCCGGGTGGCGGCGGAGGCCCGCGACCAGGCCCTGATCTGCGCGAGATAGTCGGGATAAATCCGGTCCGACAGCGCCGAGATCAGCGCGTCATGCGCACTTTCCACCACATCGACGATATGCACATCCACGCTGCTGAGCCCGGCCAGCAGGCCGCCTGCGGCAAAAGCCGCCTCCACCCGCGCGGCAAAGACCGGCCAGTGTTCGCCCGCCTCCATCCAGGCACCAATTGGCGATCCGGAGACCGCATAAGGGATCACCACCACCGGGCGGCGCAGGCGGGTGGCGATATATTTGCCCATATGCAGCGGGAAGTAATTGCGCCCGGGCTGCGCGCTGGCAAAAGGCGAGGCCCCGGGATCCAGCGTGACGATCTTGCCCGCGAGATGATCCCAGACCAGCACCTCGGGGCTGGGGGTCAGATCGCCGCCCGCCGCCGCCGCCACCTGCGCGCCATTGGATTGCGCATTGCAGGTGATCACCAGCGGATCGGGGGAATACCAGCGCCCGGCAATCCGCACCTTGAAGCGCTCATGGGGCGGCTCGCTGGCGCGGGGTTTCCAGCCCACCGCATCCAGCGCCTGGGTGGGCGCAAAGCTGCCGCGCAGCACGGCGCTGCCGCCCTGATTGACATAGATCGCCACCGCCTCCTCGAGATAGGCGAGAAAGGCCTCCCCCTCCGCCGTGGCGGCAAGCCCCGCGTCTGTCGAGAGATACACCGCCCCGCCCGAGGCCAGCGCCAAGGCCAAGGCTGCATCGGCATCGGCGCGCGCACCCGCCTCAGTCTCGAGCCGGTCCCCCAGGGCGGCATCCCCGGCGGCGCGGGTCAGTTCTGCCGCGCTGATCCGGGTGGCAAGGGCCGCATCAACCGCCTCCAGCGCCCGGGTTTTGCCCCGCAGGGTGGCATTCAGCGCCTCCTCGAGATCGGCCACGGTCGTGGTTTTGGGATCGGCCCCATGGACCGGCAGGGTGAAGGTCATGACGCCTCGCAGGGTTCAGGGGATGGTGAGCGGGATGGGATTGGAGGGCGGGGCGGCGTCACCGCTCTGCAGCACCGGCACCACGAAGAAGGCGCCCTCGCCCTGCGGCAGGGCGCTGACGGTCTGGACGAAGAGTGTCACGCGGGTGAGGACGCCGTCGAAATCGGGCGACGCTGTGAGGGACAGCGTGTCATTGCCCGAGGTTGCCGTCAGGGTCTGCAGGCTGCGGCCATTGCTGGTGATTGGGGCGCCGCTCTGGATCTCGCCGCCGCTGAGCTGCGGCGTCACCTGCCCGGCGCTGCGGCCCGTGATCGTGAGCGCCAGCCGGAAGCTGCTGCCTTCTGACAGCGTGACAGGTTGTGTCAGACTGTCAGCGCTGCCCGGCAGATGCCGCACAGCGCCCGGCTCCTGCTGCCAGCCCTCGCCGAAGGTCCAGGCGCTGCCGTCCTCAAACTCCCCATTCTCAATCAGATCAACCGCCCCATCAGAGCCCGCCACGATCTCGAAGGCCCCGCCCGGGGTCACCGCGATGACCTCGGAGACCGGCACCGCCGCCGCAAATCCAGCACCAGGATCGGCCCGATAGACCCGCAGCCCGGCCAGCGAGGACAGGCCAGGTGCTGTGCCGGTGAAGCTGGCGGCACCCAGACCCGCGCTGCCGCTGACGGCGGGCAGGCCCGCGCCGATGGTGACCCCCGTCAGCAGCAGCGGCTCGGACTCGCCGAACATGTAGCGCGCGGTCAGCCGCACCGTGTAGCGTGCCAGCGGATTGGCAGGCGCGATGAAGGCATAGGCCCGGCCACCCGCCTCGCGCATGTCCTCGGTGATGACCCCCGCCGCCATCCACGGCCCGTCCGGCTCCACCCTATATTCCAGATAATGTTCGGAGGCCTCGCCGGGATCGAAGCTGAGAAAGATGCGCTCGATCCGGCTCCAGCCGGTGACCAGATCGAACTCCGGCCCCGTGGCATAGGTCAGATCCCTGGGCCCGGGATAGTCCGGCTCCGGCACCTCATAAGCCGGATCGTCCAGCGCCTCCTCCTCGGTCGCGGCATCCCAGGCATAAATCCCGGCATAATGTTCGCGCAGGGTGATCGGGCAGCGCAGCGCCAGGCCGCTCTGCCCCACCATATCAAAAGCCGGGTGGATCGATTCCACTTTATATGTGCCGTTGCGGCCCGTCAGCGGCGCCGGGAAAGTCACGGAGGCATTGGCCCCCGCCATCAGATCCAGCGCATCGGGCGGGGCGGTGCCGGAGATCACCTTCTGACAGCGCGCCCGCAGCCCCATGATCTTGCGCACCCGCATCGCCTGCTGCGGCGAGGCGGCCCAGTCCAGATCCAGCTTCAGCAGCTTGCGCTCGCCGCCATCCGCCGCCTGCGCGCCGGGAATGTCCCAGGGCGCAAGCTGCGCCTGCTGATATTCCCGCGCGGCACTGGTATAGCTCACCTCCACCCGCGTCGGCAGATCATCGCCCGGGGTCAGGGTCTGACAGCTCAGCTCCTCCAGCATATCGGAGATCTGGTAGTCGGGGGTCTGCCAGACCGCAGGCACCAGCCCCAGCCTGCCGCCGATCTGGCACCATTCGGCAGCAGCGGCCAGCAGCATCGGGTCGAGCAGATCCAGCACCTCGCGCCCGGAAAAGGCCAGCGTGCCCGCCAGCCGGTAGCGTTTTTCCGTGGCGCCAATGGCCAGCTCCACCCCCTCATCGGAAGCCTCGGCGGCAGCACTCCACAGATCCAGGTCGAGATTGCGCAGCTGGTAGGGCCGCACCGGGTTCTGCCGCAGCGCGTCGAGCACGCACAGGGCATGATTGTCGGAATAGGTCCAGGTGGCGGGATCGTCTGGATCCTGCGTAGGATCGCGCGGGTCCCAGACCCGCGACCAGCGCCCCCAGAGATCATAGTGCGGCGGGGTGTTGGGCCAGTTCTCCTGGAATTTCTTGATCTTGCCGGAATAGCAGGAGGTCCAGACCACGGTGCAGCCCCGGAAGCCGTCGCTGGCGGCCAGCTCCGGCACCGCCGCCAGAATGTCATCGGGCGGCGCGGTCTGATCGCCAAGGCCGATATAAAACTTCTGCCCGGCGCTGTTCTCTTCCCAGATCGCCCCGGGCCCGGCAAAATCATAGGGATCACCGCGAAAGCTGCGGTGCCGCCCGTCCGTCACCAGCTCGAACGGCCCTTCCGAGGGGCGGCTGGAGAACAGGTAACAGACGTAAAGGTTCTTGCCTGCGGTGTGCCAGAACACCGGCGTGCCTGCCGCCGAGGTGTGGCCATAGACAAAGCGCTTCACCGGGGCGGAATCGGGCAGGCGCAGCTCGCGGCGCAGCTGCGGTGCCTTGGGGGCGGCGGGCTGGCTGAGCTTGGCCACGCCCGCGCTGATCAGCACCGAGGCGGCGAGGCGAATGGCCAGCGCCCCCGCCACGCCATAGGTCGCGGTCAGCGCCGCCCCCAGCGTGGCGCCGCTTTGCAGCAGCGCATACACAACGGTCAGGCCCATTCGGCAAACCTCCAGCAGCTGTCCATGTCGGGCCGCACGGCAAAGCCGCGATGCACCGGCACCAGCCAGACCCCCGGCCCGGCACAGATCGCCACGGCAAAGCCCCAGCGGCCTTCCGGGGTGAAGCCCACGGCGCCGGGCACGGGCCCGCAAGGCACCATGCCCGCCCGCATCACCCCGGCGCGGAACAGCACCGCACCGCCACCGCGCCGGATCAGCCGCCGCGCCTGCGCGGGCGTGGCATAGGCGCCCGCCAGATCACCCAAGGCGGAGCGGCCCGTCAGCGCGCGCAGCACCTGATCCACCGCAAGCGCACAATCCAGCCAGCCGCGCGGCGGCGGCGCGCTGAAGATCACATCGGCCACGCGCAGCACCTCCGCCGGGCTCATGTGGTCCAGACCGGCGGGCGGCTGAGCGCGAGCTCAATCAGCTTGGTGTGGCGAAAGCCGGTATCTTCGGGGAAGCGCTGGCGCTGGTCTTCGTCACTATGCTGCGCCGAGAGCACGGTGCGCACGCCGGGGCCGGTCTTCACCGCCAAGGAAAAGAACGGTTCCACCCCGCCCTCGAGCGCGCGCAGTCCCAGATCATTGCCGTCGCAATAGCCGGTCATCACCGGGAACGGATCGCCGACCAGCACCCCGCCCTGCGGCGTGGTGACCAGCGCCAGATAGACATCAATGTCGATATTGCGGGCATCCGCCCGGTCCAAGAGCCCCGCCAGCAGCTCCAGCGTGCCCACGATGCCCACCGAGGCCTCCGCCGGAACCGCCGCCCCCAGCCCTTCGCTGGCGATCTCCAGCAGGCCAAACTCTCCGGCAGGCTGCCAGCTCTGCCCGGCCCAGCTGATCGGCACCAGCGCCGAGCTGGCAAAGACCGGATCACCGGGCCAATCGACATGCACCAGCAGCACCGGGTGGAACTGCCCCGAGACTAGTGCTGCCAGCGTGTCGGGATGCAGACCGCGTGTCATGGCCATAGGGTCAGCTCCACGGGTTCACCTCAATGAATCCGCCGACCTCTTCGGCAAAAACCTCGCGGAAAGACCAGCTATAGGACCAGTCCCCCGACAGGCTCTGCACCGCGCGCGGATAGTCCCCCACCGGCAGAAACGCCCCGGTATCCGCGACGCCGATATTGACGCGGGCCTCGGTCAAATCGGGCAAGGGAGAGAAGAGCCGGATCACCGCCACGCCGTCGCCATCGCTGCGCGCGGGGGCGGTGATCTGGACGGTATGGCCCGCCCTGTCCTCATGATCGGCGAAGGCGGTCAGGAACTCGCCGGGGCGTGCCACCAGCCGCGAAGGCCGCAGGCCCGACACGGTGACACTCGGCCAGCCCGCAGCATCCGTGCCGGTGGTGCCGGTCAGCAGGCGGCCATCATACCAGAACAGAGGCGCCGCGCCCGCGCTCCAGTCCAGGCTGGAGCCATCGGCGGTCCAGAACAGCCGCGCGCTCTGGCGGTCGGGTGCATCGCGCCAAGCCTCCGGGATCCAGTTCACCGGGTAGCTGTAAAGCCGCACGGCATGCACGCCGCCGAGATGCCGCTTCAGCATCTCCATATAGCCCGCGCCCATGCCGTCCACATCCAGCCCCCGCGCGGTCAGGGATGCGAGCCGCCGCTCGCGCCAGACCCGCGTGCCGCGATCCGCCCCGGTAAAGACCGAGCGGCTGTCCGACCGCGGCGTCTCCCAGGACCATTCCGAGCCGATGGCCGAGACCGGCGGCCAGGCGATGACACGGCGGCTCACCGGATCGGATACTTCTTGCTGGAGGCGCGCACCGCCCCCACCGCATCCTGCGCGAGCTGCGGACGCATCGCCTGCAGCCTGCGTTCGATCTGATCCGCCACCCCCTCCTGCGCGCCGCGCGCATCGATGCTGAAGTTCTGGACGATGGAGGCGCCCGAGATGCCCGAGGCGCTGAGCTGGTGATTGGGGATCACGGTCCCCGCGCCCTGCGGCACGATCATCTCCGGCCCGCGCTCGCCCACCATATAGGCCCGGCCCGGGCTGACCGGCCCGCCTTCGGCGCGGAACCCGCCAAAGACGCTGGCGATCAGCCCGCCGCCCGCGCCCTTGAAGACCGAGCCCAGCAGATCGCGGATGCCCGAGGACAGAAAATCCTGCCCGATCTGCTGGAAGACCTGCGCCAGGGCGTCGCGCAGGCTGCGGCCCTGGATGATCGCCCCCGCCATGCCGTCCGACAGGCTGTCCAGCGCCCCGCCCAGCCGGTCCATGCCCGAGCTGGCGGCAGAGCGCGCGGCCTGCGACACATCGCGCAGCGCCTGCGCGGTGCGCCCGGCGGCGCCGCTGCGCCCGCCTTCGCCGCCCTCGCCCTGCCCCGAGATCCCCGCCATCGCCCCGCGCAGATCGGCAGCAGCCCCGGCGGCCCCGCCCATATCCCCGGCAGAGACCTTGGCCGCCGCCCCCAGCCGCGCCAGCGCCTCGCGCGCCTTGCCCAGACCCGCCGAGGCCAGCCCGGCGGCCTCCTCGCGCAGCCCCGCCGCCGCATTGGTGGCCGCTTCGGAGGATTTTTCAAAATCGCCAACGCTCTCCCAGACCTTGTTGGCAGAGTCCCCCAGCGATTTGGCCAGCCCGTCGAGCCCGAAGGACAGCGCCTCCTGATGCAGCCCGGTGACAAACTTGGCCCAGCCTCGCGCGAGATCCGCCATCAGCGTGTAAAACCCCGCCCGCACCTGCTGCCAGACCGCCGCCAGCGTGGGCGGGATCGCGGCGGCAGCGCTGCCGATCCCGTCCCAGACCCCCGCCGCCACCTCGCCCAGCAGGGTCAGGGCAGTGCCCCAGCCGCCCGTCCGCTCGATCAGCCGGGAGAGCCAGGTGACCAGCGCCCCCGCGCCAATGATCAGCGCCGGAAAGCCCAGCGACAGCATCGCCGCGCGCAGCCCGGCCAGCGCCCCGGTCAGGCTAAAGGTGGCAAAGCGCGCCGCGATCACCGCCCCGACATAGCGCGCGCCAAGCGCCGCCACCGCCACGCCGGTGGTGGTCACCAGAAAGTCGAGATTGCCCGCCAGCCCCTCCACCACGACGCGCAGCGCGCCGCCCTCCATCATCGCTGCGACCATCGCCGTGGCGGCACGCTCCATCATCGGCGCAAACGCGGCGCCAAGGATATTGGCGGCGGCAGAGACCGCCTGCCCCATCTCGCTGAGCGCCAGACCGGTGCGGCGCAGCGCCTCCACCGTCTCGCCGCTCATCACAGCCCCCACCGCATCGGCGCGGTCACCCAGCCGGGTCATCTCTGCCCCGCCCTGCTGCAGCAGCGGCAGCAGCAGGGTCAGATCGGAGGCCATGGCCTCGAGATAAAAGGTCATCTCGCCCTGGCTCACCCCCGCTTTCTGCAGGCTGTCGACATAAAGCTGCAGCGCCTGCGGCCCGGACAGATGCCGGAACTCCTCGGCAGTCACCCCGACCTTGGGGGCGATCTTGTCGAAAAAATCCGCCATGGGCCCGCCGCCGGTCTGCAGGAAGTCGCCCACGCGGTCATTCACATCCTTCAGGATGTCGGCCAGCTTGTCCTGTTCCACCCCCACCGTTTGCGCCGCCGCCGCCCATCGCTGGAAGAGATCGGGGGCGGTATTGGAGACCTGCGACAGGCGCGAGATCTCCGCCCCCGCCGTCACCGTATTGCGCGACAGCGCCGCCAGCCCCGCGCCGATGGCCGCCACCGCCCCGGTCAGCGCCACAAACCGCGACCGCATGTCGGCCACCGCAGAGCGCGTCCGCTGCGCCCCCCGCTCAAACTGCGCGCTGTCGAGCCCAAGATTGACCCGCAGCGCGCCGATCACCGATTGTGCCATGTGACCCCCAAGATGAGGTTAAGATTGGAAGGTGAGACGGTCACGGCCTGAGGTGACGCGATGCCGACCGCTGCCGCCATTGACCGCCCCGGGTTCGCCGCCTACCTTCTGCTGGTCTGAAACAGGTTAGGTTCGGGAAGGTTGGCCCGGCCCCCGCGCTGTCGGGTCCTTCCGCTGCAAGCCAGCGGCCCAAGACTATCAGGGCGTCCGCGCGGTGCGGGCGCTGATAGAAAGGGCATGACATGAACCCCAGAATATCCGTTCTGACGCTTGGCGTTGCCGATCTTGAGCGCGCGCTGACCTTCTATCGTGACGGGCTTGGCCTGCCGACAAAAGGCATCATCGGGCAGGAATTCGAGCATGGCGCGGTGGCATTTTTTGATCTGTCGGGCGGCCTGAAGCTGGCCCTTTGGGCACAGGTCGACATCGCCCATGACACCGGCCTTGCCCTGCAACCGGTCAGCCCTACCGCCGTCACCATCGGGCACAATGTGGCGCGACGCGAAGAGGTGGATCAGGTTCTGCAGACTGCAGCCCGGGCAGGCGCCGAGATCGTCAAACCCGCGCAGGATACGTTCTATGGCGGCTATGCGGGCTATTTCCGCGATCCCGACGGGCATCTGTGGGAGATCGTCTGGAACCCGGAGCTGCTGCCGCCGGAGGAGTAAACTGCCATAAAGATGCCGCTCACGGCCTGCGCGCGAAGGCGGCGTCGATGCGGTCCCAGGCGGCGGTCCAGCGCTGGATCTCTGCCGCGCGGTCGCGTTTGCCGGTGATCCAGTCCTGCGCGGGCGGCAGGGTCTGCTGGCGGATCAGCAGCGCGGTCAGATAGGCGGCGGAGCGGATCTCCATGGCGCGGCGCTCCTCTGCCGCCGCCACCCCGCGCAGATGCAGGGCGTAAAGCCCCGGCGTCTGGATCCAGAACTCCGCCGGGGGCAGGCCCGCCGCCACCCAGCGCTCCAGCAGGGTGGCGGGGCTTACGGGGCCGCCGCCTGCGGCTTTTTTTCCGGTCCCGCCTCCGCCCCGGTCATCGCCGAGGCCATCAGCGCCTCAAAAATCTCCATGCCCTGCGACAGGATGCGCCCCGCCTCCTGCAGCGTCGCCTGCGGATGATGCGCCTGCAGCGCGGCATGGATCAGCGCGCGCAGCTCGCGGGCGCGCGGCACACCGCTGCCGGTCTGCCAGTCCTCCGCCCGCTCAAAGAAGTTGCCGCCCACCGCCTCCTCGAAGTGACAGATGGCGTTGAAGTCGAGCACCAGCCGCCAGGTCTCGCCGTCGATCTCGCGGGTGGTGCTGCCCAGAAACTTCGCCATCACGTCCCCTCGCGCGGGTTGGAGGCCTGACGGTCGAAGATCTTCATCCCCACCGCCACCATGGCCTTTTCGCCCACCGTGTCGCTGGGGACATAGGTGCTGATATAGCCGCGATAGGTGCGGCGCACGGCGGGGGTGGCGCCGCCGGTGTTGAACTCGATCAGCACATCCTCTTTTTCGCCCGCCCGGGTCAGGCCCTCGAGCTCGATCAGCAGCAGATCCCCGGCATGGGCGGGCCACATCTGTTTTTCCAGCGCGGTATCGACCACCGCCAGCAGGCCGGGCCGGGTCTCGCGGGTGCGCCCGGGCGACTGGAAATGGGTGACATCGATGTCTTCGGGGGCCTGATCCGGAAACGGCAGGGTTTCGATCCCGAGGATCTGCTGCCAGGTGGTGGCGTCATCGGCGGTGCGCCCGATCCACATCTCGTATTGATAGGCGATATCCGCCTGACTGGTGCTCTCAGGCATGCTCTGCCCTCCATGCTGTGATAAAATCCAGGCTGCTGCGGAACGGTCGCTCCGCCTCATTGGTGCCACCGCTGCGGCTGTCGCGGCTGGCGACATGGGTGATGAGCCGGAAGCCGCCGCCCCGGTATCCGTGCAAGACCTGCCGCACCGCGCGGGAGAGATCTTTGGCGCCGCGCGCGGTCAGCGCGTAACAATCGACCTGCAGCCGCGCCTCTGACAGCCCGTCCGGGCCCATCATCGTCAGCCCTTCGGCCTCGCTGATCAGGGTGATGACCAGCGCAGGCAGGCCCATCCCCTGCGGATGCGCGCCCCAGTTGATGGCGCGGGCGGGCAGATGGGCGGTCACGGCGGCGCTGCCCTGCAGCAGGGCGCGGAAGGCCTCTTCCATGTTCAGCGCCGGGTTGTGCTGTGGCGCGCCGCACGCCGCCGGGCGCGGGTCAGGGCTTTTTTCGATATCGGTCCAAAGCTCCGCCTTCAGCCGGTTCAGCAGCGCCCGCTGGTCCTGCTCCCAGGCCGGGCGCAGGAAGGGCTGCGCGCCATGATGGATATTGCCAAATTCCTGGTTCCAGGCGGCGGGGTCCGGGCCCGGGCCCACAAACATCTCCACCGCCGCGCGGTCATTGGCAAACATCCGGCGATGCCTGCGCGCCTGCCGTTTCGAGAGTTTGGTGGAGACAGCGATGGAGGCGGCCAGATCACCGCCCGAGGGATCGCGCGGCGCCAGATCGCGGGCGATCTCCGCCAGGGGCTGTGCCGCTGCGCGCAGCGCCCGGCGGGCGGAGGCCTTGCGGGGGGCGGGCCGGGCCAGCTGCGCCAGCTCACGCTCGAGCTCGGCAAAGCCCTCCAGCTTCAGGGATGTGCTCATGTGTCGGTCCTCGCAACGGCGGTGATTTCCAGCAGGCGGCGGCGCAGGATCACGGCGCGGATCAGGGTGATGTCAAAGCTCTGCCCGTCGCAGACCAGCCGGTCGCGCGGGCTGAGATCGCGGGTGAAGGGCACGGCTTCCACCAGAAAGCGCGTGGTGGCCCGGGCGCCGACCTGCCCCGCCGCCCAGATCTCCTGCCCGCCGAGATCTTCGCGGGCGGCCCAGATCGGCGCGCCGTGATCGGCCCAGACCTCCACCTGCGCCAGCCCGTCATCGGTGAGCGTGGCGCGGCGGAACTGCACCCGGTGGGAGAGTTTTGCGCCCGCCATGTCAGGCCTGCGCCGTGATCTGGGGGCGGCGATAGCGGGCCTGGCGGATCAGGCGCTGGACGCCAAAGGCGCTGCGTGCCGGGGCCTCGCCGGGGCTGAGGCTGATATCCGCCTCGCGCCAGTCCTGCGCCAGCGCAATGATGGCGCGGCGCAGCGCGGGCGGCGGGGTGGCCCCCGCCTGCACCTGCGCGCGCAGGATGCGGCCATGGTCGCGGCGATTGGCCCAGCCTTCGGGCAGCAGCAGCTGCGGTTCGTCCTGGCCCTGCAGGAGCGTGACGCCGGTCAGGTCGCGGTCGACAAAGGCGCCGCTTTCGTCACTGACCGCCAAAGCGGTGAGCGCTGTGACGGGACGGCAGGGCAGCCACCAGCGCCGCCAGCCCTCCAGCGGGCAGGTCAGCTCATATGTGCCGGGGACCAGCGGCGTGTTGGTGGCCGTCGCGACAACATCCTGGGCTGCGGCCAGCAGATCGGCCAGCGCGACCTCCTCCGCCGGGGTCACAATGCCATGCACCGCAGCGGAAAACGCCGCCACGGGGACCACCAGCGGCAGCGGATCGGGGCCGATATACCGCATAGCTTACCGGCGCTTGCCCTGCGCGGGCGGCGCGCCGGGGGCGGGTTTGGTGTCGGTCTTGGCACCGGTGTCCGGGTCGGCCTTCGTGCCGGGATCGGACGCGGGATCGGCCTTTGCGCTGGTGGCGGGTGTGGTGGTGCCGGTGCCCGACGCGGGATCGACTTTGGCGCTGATAGTGGTGTCCATGTTGGACGCGGGATCGGCAGCGGTCTCCGCAGCCCCTGCCCCGGCCTGCGTTCCCGAGGCGTCCGGAGCGCGGCCCGGGTCCGAGGCGGGCAGCGCAGAAGCCGCCGCCCCCGTCCCTTTCGGCAGCACATTCCCCGCCACCAGCGGCGCCTCCGGATCGCGGGCGATCCCGGCGGCGATCAGTTTTTGGGCGTGATCCTCGGCAAAGCCCGCGATCTCGCCGCGCTGATACATGAGATGCGCGCGGGTGAAGAGCACCGCCTTCATTGCGGCACCCGATCCATGCCGCCGCAGATCAGCAGGGCAGAAAGCTCCGCCGTGTCGCTGCCCCCGGCGCTGAGCTCCGGCGTATAGCCGCAGCGCAGATACCGCCCGCCCGCGCGGAGTTTGACGTTGATCCGCAGGCAGCCGGTCACGGTGCCGCCACCCGCCGGACCCGTGGCGGCGGTGACCGTGTCTGTGGCCATCACCGTGGCGTCGGACAAATCCTCCGCCTCGCCCTCCTCTAGAGTATAGGTGACGGACAGCGTCTCGCCCGCCGCCAGCGTGGCGGTGAAGGGCACGGCCAGCACGCCGGATTGCGGCATGCCATGCGCGGCACGGTCGAGGATTGCGCCGGGCACGGCGGTGCCGTCCCCGGCGCCTCCGGCGGTGGCGGCGGCATTGCCTGCGGCGCGCAGCGGCAGGATCAGCGCGCCAATGTCTCTGGTCTGGATCATGGAACTTGTCCTTATGGATGAAGGGAAACGGCGGGCGCCCGGCCCGGCATAGGTGGGCCCAAGCCGCCGAGGTGACGCTGGGGAACACGGCGGCGGAGGGCATGGCATGCCCTGCCCGGCAAACCCGCCCGGCACCGGCACTGGCGGTGAGCGGTATGGCGGGCGGGCGCCCTGCGATCAGCGCGGCCCAAGCCGCCGCAGCGGGCCTCAGTCGGCCCAGGTGACGTCGGTCAGCACCGCGACGGCGGGCAGGTGGCGCAGGCCCAGATCGTGCTGCAGGATCATGCGCATCAGCGTCTCATCGCGGCTGAAGGCGGATTGCAGCTGGCCGCTGCTGTCGCGATAGGCGGCCTGATCGGACATGGCGATGGTGATGCCCATATGCTCGCCCACCACCACATGCTGCGGATGCACCAGCAGGATCTCGGAGGCATCGCCGGCCCCGCCCAGATTGGACGGGATCTCGGTGGTGACATGCACGGGCTTGCGGCGCAGCTGCCCCGCCTGCATCTCCGGAAAGGCCAGATTGCCGTTGCCGTCGCGCAGATTGGTCAGGAACATCGCGCTGCGCGGCGACATGATCCAATGCGCGCCGGTGTAGGAGACATTGGCATTGGCCAGCGCCAGCTCCATCCGGCCCAGATCGGAGGTGATGGTCTGCAGATCGCCGCCTGCCGTCATGGCGAGGATGTTGCTGGCGGCAGCAGGCGTGCCCACCAGCTGATAGCGCAGGCCCTTGGGGGCAAATTCCGTGCCCGCGCCGCGCAGGAAGTAGCGGTCCTGAATCTGCGCGGCATCCGCAATGGCATCATCGCGCACCATGCGGTCGACCGAGGTGGAGGCGGCGCGCATCAGATCATTGGAGATCGGCACGATGCCATGCATCTTCTTGGCCGAAAGCTTCATCTGGCCATAGCTGTAGCCGGTGACGGGCGCATCGCTGCCCTCATCGCCATAGCCAAAGCTCGCCCCCGCCGCGCGGCGGTTCTGGGTCATGTTGCCATTGGGCATGGGCACGATGCGCGGCCCCATGGCGGTGACCACGCTGGCGGGGCGCAGAAGTTCGATCACTTCGGAGCTGACATCCTCGGGCACCAGAAAGCCGCCCGCCTCCCCCGAGGACATATTTTGCGCGGCAAAAAGCCCGCTCTGCCCGCTCTCCTCGGCGATGATCCGGGCGGTGTGCAGGTTGCCGCCAGCGGCGGCCAGAGTGCGCAGCATGGCGCCAAACTTGAGGCCCTTTTCGCGCGGCTGCGCCGGGGGGCTGGCCTGCGGCGCATCGGGGCCCGCGCCGGGTTCGGGCAGGGCAGCGGCGGCGCGCGAGGCCTCCACCGCTTCGGCGCGTTTCACCTGCCGGTCGGCCTTGTCGAAGGCGGCCCGGGCGGTGTCGAAGGCGGTTTGAGCGGCGGCAAGGGCGGTGTCTTCGGCGCCGTCCTGATCCTCGAGCGTGGTGAGCGCATCGGCGCGGGCCTGCATATCCTCCGCCGCCGCTTTGCGGGCGCGGCGCAGGTCATTGATGTCAGCCATGGGGCTTCTCCTTATATGTGGGGGCAAGCGGAAAGACCCCGCCGGGCATGGCGGGGGGGGGCAGCGCGAATGGCGCCGGGGGTGGTGGTGTTAGAGCGCGGCCAGCGCCTGTGCCGCCAAGGCCTGCGCGCGGGTGGAGCGGCGGGCGGCGCGGGATGGTCGCGGCGCGTAGGCGGCGCCGAGGCGGGACCAGAAGGCGGAGGCATCCTCGAGGTGATCCGCCAGACCGCGCGTCACCGCCTCCTGCCCCCAGAAGATCGCGCCGCCATCGGCGGGATCGTCGCTGACCGAGAGCCGCGCCGCCAGATCGGCGGGGTCGATGCCGCGCCCTGCGGCGACAGCGGCGTGGAAGTCGGCCTCCATCGCGTCGAGCACGCGCAGGGATTCCCGCCGCCCCTCTTCGGTGGCGGGATCGGGGCGTTTCGCCCGGGCCTGCGAAGACGTGAAGATGTAAGCCTGATCCCCCGACATGCCCGGCTGCACCGGCGCCGATGTCATCTGCATACATCCGATGGAGCCCACGACGCTGCCCGGGGTCAGGGTGATGTCGCTGGCCTGCGACGCGATGTAATAGGCCGCCGAGGCCGCCAGCGGATGCACCAGCGCATGCACCGGCTTGACCGCGCGGGCCGCCGCCACCGCCTGCGCTGCCGCTTCTATGCCCAGCACATAACCGCCGGGGGAATCGCAAAGCAGCGCAATGGCCGCCACATCCTCATTGGCGGCCAGCTCCGCCATGGTGGCCTCGAGCCCGTGATAGGTGGTCCAGCCCAGCCAACGCTCCAGCAGATAGGCGTTTGGGGTCAGCAGCCCGCAGAGCGGCACGACAGCAATATTGCGATGGATCGCGTAGCGCTCGCCGGGCTCGAGGCTGAGCGACATGGCGCCCACCGACAGCACATGCGGGGCGGGATCACCCCCGCCCTGCGGCAGCGGCATCTGCAGCAGCGCCGCGCCATGTGACCGTGACAGGGCCAGCGGCACCCCGGCGAAGAGGCTGGCGATGGGGGTGTGGGTCATTCCGGATCTCCTTCGGACTCGGCGGGATCGGTGCGGGTCATGTTCGGCGCGGGGTTGAGCCGCGCCCCTTCCGGCACCGGGGCGGCGCCGAGCTTGGCGCGGGCCTCGTTGGGGCGCAGGAACGGCCCACCCACGGCGCGCGACAGCGCGTCATACTGTTCCTTGACCGTGGGCTGCAGCAGCGCGCCGAAGTCATGGCGCAGGAACAGACCCGCCTCGCGTTCGGCCCGGGTCAGCAGCGCCACGTCGAGCTGCGCCTCCACCAGCGCCGACCAATGCAGCAGGCAGTCGGTCAGGTAATCGATGGCCTGCTGTTCGCCATTGGCCTTCACCCCATATTCCAGCATCTGCAGCTTGCTGGGGGGCATGCGGTAGATGCCTGCGATCATCTCACGGTCGAACTTGCGGCTGGACAGCAGCTCCTGATCGGCGGCGGAGATGTCCAGCGCCTTGACGTCTTCGTCGGGGTTCACCGCGATCCAGCCATCACTTCCGGGATCCTGCATCGCGGCCTTGATGCGGCGGGCATTGCGGGCGCGCTGGTCGTCATCTTCATAGTTCTCGCCCAGCTTGATGACGCCTTTGGTGGTGCCGCCTGCGGCATTGCGCGCCGCCGCGCGCTGCCCGGCCAGCGCGATCCCCACGCTTTCGGCGGCGACCTGCAGCGGGCTGCGCCCGGTCCAACCGTCTTCGGCCATGTAGCGCAGATGCACCATGGACCGGGCGGGCACCCGGCGCTGCACGCCTGCGCCATCCTCGAACTGATAGAACCGCTCCAGCCCGTCGCGCAGCAGGGTGACGCTGGACTGCCGCACGATGTCGAGGCGGGTGAGCTCGCCGCCGCCATCGCGGGGGCCGTAGATATGGCCATTGCCGCGCAGCGCATAGCCATAGACGGCGGCAAAGCGCACCAGCCGCGCGGGCACACCGGGCGCGGCTTCGCCGTTGAGCAGATAGGCGGCGGGGTGGTCGCGGACCCGGGTATCCTGCCCGTCGCTGCCGCGCTGCCAGAGCTTCAGCGGCACCTTGGCGAGATCGCCCGCGATATTGTTGCAGCAGGCAAAGACCGTGCCGTGATGCACCGCCGTCTCCGGCGTGACACGCGGCAGACCGCGCACCGCCGAAGGCCCAAGCGATCCCCAACCGACCGCCAGCAGCCCGGCCTCGCCCGAGGCGGAGGCGCAGGCCGTCACTGGCGGTTCCACCCGGGGCGCGGGCGCCTGCGCGCGGCCTATCTCCAACCCGAACAGCCTCATAGGATCAGCACCTCGCGCGCCTTGCGTTTCTCTTCGCCGACCTCGGCGCGGCCCACCGCCATGATCGCGGCCACCGCCGGATCGATCCGGCCCGTGGCCTTCTTCTTGTTGGGCTTCACGTTCTCTGCCGCGTCCTGATCCAGCACCACATTGCCCACCGCCCAGGCCAGCAGGGGATTGCCGCCATGGCGCAGCCGGGTCTGGATCACCGCGCGCTCAAACCGTTTGGTGGCGGGCGACATGCTGGCATAGCCCTGCCCGAACTCCAGCAGCGGAAACCGCAGCTTGTCCAATTCCGCCGCCACATGCTTCATGCCCCAGCGGTCATAGGCCACCTCCTGCAGATCGAAGCACTCGCGCAGCCACTTCATGCGCTCGATCACCTGATCCTCATCAATCACCCCGCCGCGATGCACCTCGAGCCAGCCGTCATCGCGCCAGGCCACGTAATCGCGCATCTCCGACTGCGCCCGGGCGACAAAGCCCTTGGGCCCTTCGGCGATGAAGCCATAGGCGATCAGGTAAATGACGCCCTCCACCGGCACCGCCACGACGATGGAGGTGAGGTCGGTGGTGCGGCTCAAATCCAGCCCCACCCAGGCCTTGCGGCCATACAGCGCGCGCGGATCGAAGGGCGCGCAGGCCAGCCCCTGATCCCAGACATCGCGCCCGATCCACGACTGCGCGCCTTCGGTCCAGAGGTTGAGATGCAGGCGGCGGAAGTTCGGCATCTTGCCCCGGATCGCCTGCGCCTCATCATGGATGCGGCGGAAGTCGGCCTCGGTGAAGGCGACGCCCAGATTGGGATTGGCCATGGCCCAGGTGGCGGGATCGGAGGGGTCGGCCTCCTCCGGCGGCTCCGCCACGAAGCCAAAGAAGGCGTCATCCTTCACATCGCCGCGCAGCACCCGCTCGGCATAACCCCGGATCTCGCCGCAGAGGCTGGCGCGGTCGGCCCCCGCCGTGGTGATCGCCCAGTCAATCGGCTGTGACCGCGCCAGCATGGAATTGGTGACCACATCCGCGAGCTCGCGATCCGTCCAGCGATGCACCTCATCGCGGGCGGCAAAATGCGGGTTGATGCCATCGGCGCTGTTGCCGTCGCGGCTGAGCGAGGCGATGAATCCATTGGTGCGCGGCGACTGGATTTGCGTCTTGAACACCTGCAGCAGCGCCGACAGCGCGGCAGAGCCCCGGATCATCCGCTTGATCTCGTTGAACAACAGCCCGGCCTGATCGCGGGTGGTGGCGGCGCAATAGCCCTGCGGCGCGCCCTCACCATCAAAAAGCTGCGTAAACAGCATGGGCACGGCGGTGTCGGTGGTCTTGCCGTTCTTCTTGGCCACCTGATGATAGCTCGAGCGGAAGCGCCGCAGCCCGGTCTCGGCATGTTTCCAGCCGAAGATCGATCCATGCCGGAACACCTGCCAGGGCTGCAGCGCCAGCTCTGCCCCGGCCATCGGCCCGGTGGTGTGGCGCAGCAGCTTGGCAAAGCGGATCACCATATCGGCGGCCCGGGTATCAAAGACCAGCCCGCGATCCGCGCCGGTTTCCAGATCCATGAGGTGCCGCTCGCAGGCGAGCCGCACCAGCGGCCCCGCCGCCCTGCCGCCCTCGATCACGTCGAGCGCGTAGCGGCTGACGGGATGGTCAATCGGATCCACGCAGCTGCCGCAGGAGATCGTCAAAAAGATCGCCCTGCCCTCCGGAGCTGAGCCGCGCCTCATCCACCGGCGTCATGCCAAAGAGCGCGCCAAGCTGGCGCAGATTGGCCAGCGCATCCTGCCGCGCCTGCCAGTTTGCGGTCTTTTTCTGCTGCAGCCCGTTGCGGGTCATCACGCTATAGGTGCGGCCCTCCAGCGCGATATTGCTGGAAAGTTCGATGACATCGGCCACCGCCTCGCAATAGGCGGCGAAGATGTCCTCGTAATGCGGCTTGAGGCGGTCGACCTTGACCATCTCGGGCGCGAGCCGGTCCCAGACCGCCCGGGCCGGGTCCGACATCAGGTCCGGAGGTGTGGGCACGGGCTTCGGCATATCGCCCCGCATCGGCACGACATTTTCCACGACAGGCTTGCGTCCGCGCATGTCATCCCTCCCAAGCCATTGCCCGATGGGCTTTTTTTGCCAATTCCGCGCTTGCGGAAAGAAAGGTAGGGGCGTCGGTCAGCAACCCCCGGCCTCGATTTTTGACCCACCCCCGGTGGGCGCTTGCGTCCCGCCGCCGGTGGGGGCGATCCGCCGCCCGGTAGGGGACTGGCCCGGGCCGGGGTTGGATCGATCCGGACAAAGTGACAGAGAGTCAGACCCGCTGCGCCGGTCGAGGTCAGCCCCCGTGCCAGACCTCCCGCGCCGTCTTGCGGCTGTGGCAGCGATGGCAGAGCGGCTGCCAATTGCCGCGATCCCAGAACAGGGCACCGTCGCCCTTGTGCGGCGTGACGTGATCCACATCGGTGGCGGGCTCCACCACGCCAAGCTCGAGGCAATCGACGCAGAGCGGATGCCGCGCGAGAAAGCCCCGCGCCGCCCGCATCCAGCGCGGATCAGCATAAAGCGCCCGCGCCGCCGCAGCCTGCGGTGTCCGCTGCGCCGCCGCCTTCTGCGCCGCCCGCCGGGCATCCTGTTCGGCCTGATGATCGGGGCACCTCGGGAACCCGTCCCGCGCCACCTCTTCACAGCCGGGGGCACCACAAAGCTTGGCCATGCCACCCCCCTCAAACGCATCGCGCCCGGAGGAGTGATCCATCCGGGCGCGGTCTGGAGCTGCTGTGCAACGGTAACCGGCAGAGGTCACAAAGACTTGCCCCTCATGGCCTGAAGCTACCGTTCAGGCAGAGCGCTGCAGACGGCCCCTTCGAGCCCAAAATCGCCAATGCTGCAAGAGGCAAGAACGTCGGCTAACCGAATGAATCGGCCGTCATGCCAACTCCAGTGTCGTCCTTATCGTGGAAAATTCCGTAGTAGCAATCAGATCCAACAATCCGGTCATTGTCCCAGACGGTTGACAAAGTCACTTCACAAATTTTGTCTTCTATAGATGCTCTATAGAAGCGTCTGATGTAATACTCGGGATAGACTTCTTCAAAGTCGCTTGCCTGTGAAATTTTAGAAATGCACTGTTCGAGCTTTTCCTTTATCTCATGATCTCCGTTGAATAGATTCAAGGTATTACCTGACGGAGCGCACCATCTAGCTGGACCCTCGATTGAGCGAAGTATCGAAGCCATATTCTCTATCCTGCGGTGGGCCGAGTTTGGCCAAGAAAAAAAATCGCTGTATCTAAGCTCCCATATCAGAAGGCCACATAATACAATAACCCCAAAGCCTATCGTTAAGCGTTTCAATGGTTTTCCTTCACGCGAGAAATCATATTGCACCATAGACATGGAGGGCAGGATGTAAAATTATTTGCTAAACGCGAATGGCTGCTTCAGCTCGACATCGGTCGTCTCATGCAATGCAAAGAACGGCAGTTTTGTCCGCTGAGCGGTCTCTGACGAGAAGCGCGGCGAAGGTCCGTTCCGAGCCCATTGTGCCGGACTTTTCAGGAACGACCAAAGCGCGTGGGTTTCAACTCTCCATGGAGATTTCTTTGACCTCGTCGCCGGAAAACCGAACCGACAATAGGTAGTCGGTCACGCTGCCCGGGAGGCTGAAATCGAACACATCGACTGTGCCATCGTCCTCAGAGCTCCAAGAATGTACCAAGACCAATGAATCGACGATCTGGGTCGCTTCCGGCGTTGTGCTTCCATAGGTGCTTGAGAAGTATTCCGGTTCAAGTTTGGCCAAGTGATGTTCTAAAAACAAGGTCACGTTATCCTCGCCTTTCGGCTTTCCAATCAGCGATTTGATCGCCTCGCGTGCTGTAGTTTCGTATTCGTCGTTGCTCATCTCAATTGCCGATCTTGCCGTGACAGACACGCGCAACTCTCAAACAAAGCTGGGCTCTGTGCAAGCCTCTTTCTCCGACGTCATCCTCACCGTCCGCTTTGTCCGCACTGCCGTCGCTCGGGCCAGCCGAAGCGAAAGGCCGCTTCTGCAAGGGCAGCTCGGCGAGAGGCAATGCTTCGTCTCTGGCGTGGTGTTGGTGGTGCAGAACCTGTCGGACCCGCGAAAGCCCGGGTTCGGAGTGTAGACGATGCTCCAAAACGCAACGCGCCCGGAGGGGTGATCCATCCGGGCGCGCTTTCTTGCGATGATGCCAAAATGACCATTCTGGCGGCGGCGTCAACCCCTGCCGCGCCAGACCATCCTGCGGCCCCGCAGGCCGTCGCTGACGCAGCGCAGGGCGGAAAGCAGCCCCTCCACATCCCCGGGCGCGACATCATCCAGCACCACATCCAGCGCCTCGCTGCGCGCCGCCTTGTCGGTATAGCCCAGCCAGCCCTCCAGCCGCATCCGGGCGGCGGTGGCATCGCGCTGCTTTTCCTCATCACTCCGCTCATCCACCGGCGGCGTGTCGGCATCGGCCTCCAGCGCCTCCTGCGGCACCAGAAGCTGAAGCCCGCGCGCATGCCGGAACGGCGCGCCGATGGCGGCGTCATAGGCACGCTGCACCCGCCGCATGTGCTGGATCGCATCCCAGAGCTCGGCGCGTTCCTCATGATCCGTCACCCGCGCCGCCATCGCCCGGCCCGCAGAACAGCCAAGCCAGGGCGCGCGCATCTCGCGCAGGCTGGCGCTGCTGACCGCGACCCCGGCCTGACGGCAGCGCACCTCCAGCGCCTGCCGCGCCGGATCGCGGTCCCGGATCTCCCGCCGGGCCCGCCCGTTGCGCTCGCGCCGCTGGACCGGCGCCAGCCCCGGCAGGTCGAGCCCGCCCGTCTGTGCCGCCTTCTTCGCCCGGCGCCGCGCGCCCTTGCTGTAGGTCTTTACCATCTTTCTGCCCCTTCCTGTCTCACCTCCGCCGCCACCTCCGGCAGCAGCGCCATCACCCGCCGCTCCAGCCCGGCATAGCGCCGCAGCCAGTCGGCATCGCCCGCGCGCGGCATGTCGCGCCGCAGGCGGTCGCGGCGCAGCTCCAGCTCGCGCCGCATGTCCTGCGCCCGTTCCCGGATCACCCGCCGTTCGCTGTCATTGAGCGGCGGGCGCTTGCGCTTCTCCAGAAACAGGAACTCCGCCAGCAGCACGCCCTCCGCCAAGGCCTGCGGCCCGCGCGCCGAGCGGAACCAGCTGACGATGGTGGGATGCTCCTCCACCGGGCGCGGCGCCACGGTCTCCGCCAGCGCCGCGATGGTCGCCATGGACGGCCAGGCATCCCGCGCCTTGCCCTCGCCCCGGTAGCGCAGCATGTCGCGCAGCGCGCCAAGCTGCGGATCGGCCATATAGGCCAGCGCATCGGCCAGCTTGACCAGAAAGGCGTCGTGCTGATCCAGCTTCACATTGCCCGGCTTGCGGAAGCCATGCGCCTCCAGCGGATGGATCACCAACCGCCGCACCCGGTCGCGTTTGCTCTCCTCAGTCATCACCAGCCCCCTTTCTCAGCAAACTCCGCCCCTCGCCGGGCGGCTGACCGTCGTTCTGTTCCGGCGCGTCTGGTTTCCTTTCATGTCTTTTCTTCTCTTTTCCTTTACGCAGAACTGTTCCGTTCTGTGGAAACCTGTGGCGGAACAGTTCCGAACTGTTCCGGGAACAAACGCGCCGATTTTTACAATGATTTCAGTGCGCGCGCCCTCCGGTGCCGATCCAGCCCTCGGAGACGGCATGCCGCAGCGCCCGCTGTAGCGAGCTGTCGATCTGCGGACGGCGGCGCTGGCCCCGGTGGTGATCCACCAGCCAGGCATCGATCCGCTCCACCAGCACGCGGTCTTCGCACAGGCCCGCATCCAGCCCGTTCTCGCGCATCAGATCGGCCAGACGCGCCTGGCGCTGCGATACCGCCTTGGCCTCGCTGGAGGCCTTGCGCTGTTCGCGTCGGTCCAGGGCATCGCGGGCCACCTCGATCACCACCGGATGCCCCAGCACCACCTGCGCCTCATAGCGATAGGGCTGCCAATTGTGCAGCGGCCCCACCGGCTGCGCCCGCAGGCCAACCCATTCGTTGTAATCGACCCGCAGCAACCGCGCGAGAATGGCATCATCATCCGGCAGCGAGCCCACCGGCACCTGCTTCCGGCTGAGAAAGAACAGGTTCAGCGCCGCCCCCTGCACCGCCAGCGTGGCGGTCAGATGCAGCCGCGAACTGAACCAGCGGTCATGCCAGAACATGGTGAAAAAATCAGACGTCAGACGCGGATCGCACAGGTCCGGCGGATACTCGGGCAGATCGTCAATCCCGCTGACAGACCGCAGATACTGCGCCATCACAGACCCGCCCGGCGTACGACATGCCCACCCACCGCCGACAGGAGGCGCGCGAGCTTCGCCGCCCCGGCCTCCGCCTGACCGCGCAAGCTGGACAGGGTCTCGCCCTGCGCGTCGAGCGCCTTGCGCATCTCGGCATGGGCCGCCTCGCCCGCTGTGATCGCGGCGCGCAGGTTCTCGAGTTCCTGCCGCAGCGCGTCGGCCTCCTCATTGCGGCCATCGGGCCCGAAGAGTTCCTCCCGCAGCGCGGCAACCCAGCCGGGGCGCAGATCCAGCACAGCGGCCAGCGTCGTGTCGGTCTCGCCCTGCAGATAGCGCCCGGCCTTGGTGTCGTAACTGTCCTGCAGCAGATCGATGATCGCCCGCTTCTGTTCCCGCGTCGGCTGCGGCACCGCCGCCGCCCGGGACTTCGCCTGAACCTCTGCCATAGGCGTGACCTTCCGTTTTGCTTCGCAGCCGGGGCAATGCAGCTTGCCCTTCACAACCGCCCATCCCTGCCCGGTCAGCTTGCGCGTGACCTGACCTTCATTCGGCGCCCATCCCGACCGGCCCGGCTTGCGGGCATAGTCGCAGGTCACCACCTCCTCCCGCCCGCAGCGGTCACAGACCGCGCGGGCACGATTGACACCCTTGCCCGAGATCGCCCGGATCATGCCCGGTCCCCCGGATCGATGACCTGCAACGCGTGCTCCAGGAGCGGCACGGCGCGCGCCCGCCGGTTCCAGTATGCCGACAGAGCGAGGCGCAGCAGGTGATGAGCAGCGTCAAAAGCCACATCATCCGCCTGCCGCCGCGCCTCGATGATCCGCCGTCCAGCCTGCCACACACTGAGCAGCGCATCCTCCGACGGCACCGGCTCAGCGCCGCCCATGACCGTATCGAGATCCAGAATGAGGCGGGTGCACAGGGTCATGCCGCCCCTTTTCAGCGCGAGGGCGGTGGCGCAGGTAACAAAATCCATATGACAGTCGGTCATCGCACCGCCTCCAGCGCCTCGCGGAGGCGGCGCAGGGCCTGTTCGCCCTCCGCCGCCTCCTGAATGGCTGTGGCAAGCTCACCCGCATCCGCCGACTGCGCCGCGCGCAGGGCCGCGCAGATCGCCTCGCCCGCCTCTTTCGACGCCTCGCCCGAGGCCTCAACAAGGCTCGCCGCCGCCGTCCGCTCCCGCGTGTCGAGCCGCCGCGCCAGCATCCGCGTCACCGGGTGGCGCCCGGCGGCATCCTCCAGCGCCATCACCTCCTCAACCGGCCAGCCCAGCTGCCCCGACAGCCGCTTGGACAGCGTCCCCTTGGACACCGTCCCGCCCAGCCGGGCATTGATCGTCTCCGCCGCCGCATCAAGGCACCCGAACGTGCCGTCAATCAGCGCCTGCATCGCCGCGTTCACTGTCCTGCGGACCGTCATAGCAACCCTGTTTCCTTCATCTTTCTGCCCTTCGGATCGAAGAATCCCGCATGGAACGCGACGATCCACCCAAGCCGCGCTACTGCGCGCCCTGCCCATGCGAGCGGGATTTTTCCCGGAGGCTGCGTTGCCGCGCCATCTCTGCCTTGATTTTGTCGATCTGCGCCTGTGTCTGGCGGATGCGCGTGACAAGCCGCCCGTATAGACGCGGGTTTCCGGTTGCCGCACGGCAGACCGTTGCGGGAGAGACCTTCATCTCCCGGGAGTATTCTTCCAGCTCTGTGAGGAAGTCGTGATGCTTGTCCATGCGCAGCAATGTGCCTTTTGGCACATTAATCTGCAAGAGCCAAATGACACGTTGCCGAATGTGCCTCTTGGCCCTTTAAGCTCGCTCATGGCTGACGATTTCCGCAGTGCCTTCCTTTGGCACATAGAAAAACACAAGACGACCACGGCCCAGCTCACTGCTGGCACGGGCGTCTCGCGGGACGTGATCAACAAGCTCAAGGCGCGCGACGGCGCCTCAACCACCGTCGAAAACGGCATGCTCATCGCAGCGTACTATGGGAAGACGGTAAACGAGTTCGTGAACCTCGAGGAATCAACCTCATCTAGTCGCCTGAGCGCTCTTTTCTCTCTGCTTCGGCCAGAAGAGCAGCGACTGCTGGAAGCACAGATTCGCGGCCTGATTGCGTCGCACGACGCTTGACTGCCTCAACTACTGCACCAATGATCTGGTCCTGCTCTTCGTGGGTCAAACACTCGCACTTGCCCGCCAAAGTTTCGGCCCTCTCCATCTACACATCTCCCCACCTCAGGCACTTTGTGCCATAGGGCATACAAATTCGCTATTTGTTCCACAATCAAAAATTAACCTTTATGCCGATTGGCACATTACTCTTGACGTTGTGCCAATTGGCACCGATCCTGCATCCCACCCGCCGAAGACGCAGCTGCTGATCGCGGGGCCTCAACCATGGGAGACACGGATGCACCTTCCCCCCTTCACCTATCACGTTCTGGCGCGGCGCGAGGATGGGCCGCCCCGGGCCTCGCGTCATGATCTCGACCGGGAAAGCGCCTTTGACTGCGCGGTGCGGCTGATCCGCGATGACCATGCGGTGCGCGTCGAGATGATCCAGCGCAACTCCGCCACCGGCGGCGCGCTGCAGATCAGCGATGTCACCGCCCTCATGCTGTGGGAACGCGACCTGCCGCTGGATCTTGATACCGCCGCGCAGCCCGATCCGCTGCCCATCGCCGCGGAGTAACCCCTCATGACAGTTCAACCGCCCAAAGCGGCGCCGGGCCATCCGGCGCCGACCGATCCCCCCATGTCTGAAACCTTGTCCGACGCCGCGCTGCGCCGGGCCATCCAGCGCCAGCTCGAGGGCCGGTATGACAGCCCCCGCCGCGCGCCCGATCCCCGGCGCGAGGCGGAGGCCATGGCGCGTGACCTGCGCCAGATCGCGGTGCTGGACCGCTCCAGCTTTCGCGGGTTGCAGAGCGGCGACGTGCTGCGGCGCTGGCATGGGGGCTCGCGCCTCTGCCGCTGGCTGCGGCGCTGCCTGATCCGGGGGCGCGCATGACCTACAGCGTGCCCAGCTACCCCGAGGCGCGGGCCACTCTGGCCGATGCCATCCATGCCGGAATGGAGGAGCTGATCGCCGCCTGCGCCGTCATTGAAGACCAGAGCGACGATCCCGCCGAGGCCCGCCAGGCGCGGGAGCTGCGCGAGCGGCTGCAGGCGGAAACCCCGCGCCCCCGGCGCCTGCCCGGCTGGCGGAGGCTATGATGGGAAATCTGCTGCCCTTCCCCATCGGCCTGCCCTGCAGCCCGGTGGGCCCCCGCCCGCCGATGAAGGAAACCGCCGCCGACCGCGCCCTGCGCGACACCACTTATGACGCCGCCGCCGAGGAGCTGCGGCAGTTTGTGGAACGGTTCGAACAGCTCGAGGTCGAAAAGCAGACCGTGGCCGATCAGCAGAAGGCGCTGATGGCCGAGGCCAAGGCGCGTGGCTATGTGCCCAAGCTCCTGCGCGTCCTGATCGCCCAACGCAAACGCGACAGGGACGATCTCGCCGAGGAAGAGGCCAAGCTCGCGCTCTACAAGGACGCGCTGGGGATGGGCACATGAGCGCCCGCCCCGGCATCTGCACCATGGACAGGGAGGGCTGAGCATGGCCCGACAGAAAGAGAAACTTGCGGTGACGGAACGGGAGGCGGCGGCAATGCTGTCCCTGCCTTGTGGCGAGTTTGCCCGGCTGGTCAGCACCGGCGCCCTGCCCCGGCCCGTGACAATCGGGCGCAAGCATAAGCGCTGGACGGTCGAGGCGCTGCGCGCGGTGCTGACCGGGGCGCTGATTGAAGAGGATGAATTCGAGCCGTGAAACGCCCTGATCTGCCCTATCTGGAATTCAAGACGGTGAAGGGGCGGCCCTATATCTACTTCCGCAAGGGCAAATTCCGCCGCCGCCTGCCCGACAATCCCGACAGCCAGGAATTCAGCGTCGAATACTGGTCGACGCGTAACGGCCAGCGCAAGGACCGGGTCAGAACCTCATGGGCGGCGCTGATCGAAAGTTATTACGACAGCTCCGCCTATAAGGCACTCGCGGCGGGCACGCGCGCGGATTACCGGCGCCATTGCGACGCGATCCGGGAAAAGAACGGGCCGAAGGATATGCGCACCTTTCGGCGCAAGCATGCCATTGCCGCGCGTGATGCGCTGCAGGAGACTTGGTCCAAGGCGAATATGCGGGTGTCGGTGCTGTCGTCGCTCTGCCGTCATGCGGTGGATCTGGAATGGATCGACCGCAACCCGGTGATTGACGTGCCGAAGCTGACGGGCGGCGGCTATGAGCCATGGCCCGAGGCGCAGTTGCGCGCCTTTGAGGCTGCCTGTGATACACTGGAAGCCAGCACCGCCCGCACCGCCTATGAGCTCGCCCTTGGCACCGGGCAGCGGCTGGGGGATTGCGTGAAGATGCGGTGGGAAGATTTTGACGGCGAATACATGCGCGTGGTGCAGGAAAAAACTGGCGTGCACGTGTGGATTTTCTGCCCCGCCCGCCTGCGCGCCTATCTTGCCGCTCTGCCGAAGCGTGGCGCGCATATCCTTGCCCGCACCGCGACCGAGCCGCTGACCAAGCGGCGGGTGCAGATCAGGATTGAAGCGGTGCGTGACAGCATTGGCGCCATGTATGGCGCGGGGCGGCTGGTGCCGCATGGCTGGCGCTACAATGCGGCGGTGGAACTGGCGGAGGCCGGATGCAGCGATGCGGAGATCCAGTCGGTCACCGGGCGCAAGACGCTGGAGATGGTGCAGAAATACCGGGGCCGCGCCAGCCAGCGCAAACGGTCGAAGCGGGCGCAGGAGGCACGGGAACGGAACGGGAGCAAAGCATGA